GAACCGCCGCCTTGAGACCGGTGATCTGCTTGCCACCCGTGCCGGTGCCGTCCGAGTAGATGCCGCTGGCGATGAGGTTTGCCATTGTCGCCTCGGCGACCGACATGCGGGCTTCCAGCAGGTCGATGATCTGCTCCTTGCCGGCGTTCTGGAGTTGCTCCAGGCCGCTAATGGTCACCGGGCAAGCCGCCTGCTTGATGTCGTACTGGGCCGCGCTGATGACATCCTGCGCCGCGACGGGCAACAGGTCGTAACCCGCGTAGTAGCCGGCATTGCCGTTCTCGGCGAACGACAGTTCCTCCAGGATGATGTTGCCGCCGCTGAAGGTCTTGATGTTGCCCCGCTGCTTCAGGCGACTGAGCAGGGCGTTGTTGGAGCTGACATTATCTGCAATCTGGCCCGAGCGTGCTTGAATGGTTGTCGCGATTACGTCCGAGACCGCTGAGTTCGGGAAAGCCATGTTGTTTCTCCTTGAAAGGTAAAGTGATTCCCCTTAGAACTGTTTTCGCTTCGGGGAAGGATTTGCAAGTTATTCTCCACATGCAATCCACTCACGTTTCCACCCTTCAGTGGGACAACATGATCTACGGTCTGACCGAGTTCACGTGCTCTGCGGTAAATGACGTTGATGGCGTTTTTGTTGGCCCACCGTGGAGTCTGGTGAGCTAAATTGCTCCGATGCTTACGCATCCGTCGTGCCACATTGTCTCGCACAACATCTATATTCCGTTTATCCCATTTGCGATTGGTGTCCTTCATACACTGAACACAATGCCCCGACTTGTATCGGAGTCCATTCAGGTCAAGGTGCTTCTCACAAAGGCGGGTTGTTTGGATCGGCATCTTCTTCGCTCGGAGGAACAACGGGCACTGGTGTTGTTTTCATCAGAGCACGTGACTGCATGACAGTCGTGCGATACGGCTCGGGGATATCGTTCAAGTCCCCTCTATTCGGGATGATTTTCCCGATGATGGTGCGGGCAAGAACCTGCGAGGTCACAGTCGCTGCCCGCCGAATGCGGCTTCGATGGTGCTACGCAAGGAACCGTCGCCGCCGTTGTGCTGTCCGCCCCCTCCTGCCGGGGAACCGGAGACGCTGGATGCCGCTGCTTTCGCCCTCATTGCAGCTTGGTGAGCCTGGGCCGCAGCGTTCACAGTCGATTGCCTTTCCAGTTGTCCGAAGGTGTCAGGGTTGGCACGTACGGCACGAGTGTAAGCATCCTCCAAGGAAAGTGCAACCCCTCGTTTTGCTGCCAGATCAATGAGGTCCGCCATATCCTCGCGCACTTCATCGAAGAACGGATATTTCGGGTCCAGCGACATCTGCTCCACAGTCTGCTCGATTTCACGTTGGGACCGCTGTTGCATCTGCTGACGTTCCTGCATGATCGGTGCAAGCGCCTGCTGCAACTGTTGCTGGACGATGGCACTGATGTCGGGCATCCCCTGAGCTGCTGCCGACTGTTGCTTGTTGCCATTGACGAGCGGAGCGAGGGCCGCATCCAGATCGGCAATGTCGATGCCGTATTCGAAGATCAACTGTGCAGCATATTGCGCCCGGTCGCGGGGATGCCCGGTCGCCAGCCTGTGATCCGCCTCGAATAAATTACGTGTCGCCGTCAAAGGGTCGATGCCATTTGCCTGCAAGCGGGCCATGAAAGGCTGTACCGACTGTTTGAAGTTCTCTGCCAACTGCCTGTCCGGAGCCGACTGTGCCAGAGCGCGATTGATTTCAGCTTCCCGCTTGTGGATTTCCTGCCGGACATGCAACGGCATGTTCGCCCATTCGCCCTTGGCTTCCTTCTTCCATGACTGGGGTGCCCGGTCGATACGATGCTGGCGGGCCGCTTCCTTTTCCTCCGGGGTCTGAGGTTTCGCAGGGGCAGCAGCGACAGGGGTAGCAGGGGTAGCAGGGGTAGCAGCGGCAGGGGTAGCGAGAGCAGACTCAGTAGGGGGAGTCTCGACCGCGAGCTTGTCGTCCTTTACTTCGACAGCCGGCGTCGCATCGACAGCCGAGAGTTCAGCGACCGTCGAACCAGCAGGCGCAGGCGAAGTAAGCGCAGTTTCGGGGGCAGGGGCGGCGGGAACATTAAGTTTGTTTTCCTCGGCTGTTATGGCGCTTTCAAGTACTTCGCGCATGGAAGGGGGCATATTGAATTCTCCTTTTAGTGGCGGAAATATCCGCGTTGATCTGCGATCTGGTGCATGGTGCGCTTCGTTGCTTCCCGCTCCTTCTGCGAGAGTTGATACGGGGTCACAGTCGGCTTCGGAGGAAGCCCGGCAAGCTCTGCCGAGGGGACGACATCATGACGGGCGCAATGCTCTCTCAGACCAGCACGACCGCGCACAACACTCCCATCAACAGGAGAAACAAAATCCGGTATATCGCCGCGAACAGTCGTTGCCATTCCAGGTCCAACCGGTTCCCGTCCCAAGAGGTCAGGTCGCGTCCAGACAAGAACTCCGTCCTGCCACTCGTAGGCTTTTCCGTCTTGGTCATACCGTGCTTTGTACCTACTCATTGGAGGTCTCCGACTGCGCCTCGGCCTTGGCCCGCGCGATAGCCGCCTGTTGCTCGGCCTTGGCCTCATCCATCCGCATCTTGAGGGCGAATTCTTCACGCATCTGCTGCATGGACTGGGCGAACTCGGCCATCGACTGGCGCATCTCCATCATGAAGCGCATCTGGTCCTGCTGCATCTCCTGTTCCCTGGCCTGATGCTCCATCTGAAGCCTGTGTGCCTCGGCAGCAAGGTCGGCCTGCTGCGCCTGCCGCTTGAGCATCGCATCCTGTTCCCTTGCCTTGGCCTCGGCTTCGGCCTTGACCTGCTCGGGATCGGGAGGCGGCGGTTGCTGCTTCTGCTGCTCGATGCCCTGCTCGAACTCCTTGATGTAGCGGTCGAACACGCCCTCCAGGTCTTTGCTGATGCGGAACCCGGCGACGCCGAACTTGAGCATCTGGAGCATGAGGGGGATCAACTCGGGAGCACCCTGGCCGACTGTTGATGACGATTGCAGGAACGTGGCGACGGCATTCAGGAACTCCGTGCGCTCGGTTTTCTGCTGGTTGTAGTCGATCATCGCCATCGCATCGGCCTGGATGGTGATGCGCCAGTCCATACCTTGACCAGACTTCAACAGTTGCAAAGCAGGAAGAACGAACTGTTGATCCTCGGGCGTCATGTTCTCGACGTTCGCCATCTTCGCAATGATCTGCGGGGCGAAGTGCTTGACGATGATCTCGCCCTTGATCTGGAGAATTTCCTCAGCGAAGCGGGTCACTTCGTCCTGCAACTTCTGGATGCGGATACCTACGAATTTCGCCTTGAGTTCCTGGGCACCGAGGGTTTCACTCGCTTTCGAAGCGCCCCGAACGATGTCGCTGATGCCGGTAAGCTCGTAGATTTGCCCCTTGATCGCTTCCCTGTGGGCTTGAAGCTGTCCCAGGGCCTGGACAACGACATCGAGGGGGAGCCAGTCGACCTGTCCTTTGATGCCGCCCTTCTCGGCGAACATGGCCCAGTTATCCACCGGAATAAGCGTGTTGTCGCTGCCCTCGGTAAGCATCCTCTGCACGCCATCAGCAGAACGATCATAGACACCCGTGCACTTGCAAGCAATGATGAGAAGCGAGATGCGATTGTTGGTTTCATCGAGTTCATCGTACTGGTCCTGGATCATCGCGTAGTCAGCCTTCGGGACACAGTTGGACGTGGTGAGGTTGGCGAACAAGGGCTTCGGACATGGCTCGAAGCGATCCTGCATCTGCAACGGGTCATGCCGCTTTTCAAGAATGCCCTTCTCATACCCTTTGGAGAACCAGATCACGTCGCGGGACTCCAGATCCCATATCTCGTAGATGCACGCCCGTTTCATGATGACGTTGCCCGGCTCGTTCCGTTGACCCCAGGCATCCCTGGAACTGGACTTGTAGTCCATCGGAATCCGCTTGCCGACTTCCTCGCCCCACCGCTCGATGCAGGCGTCCCGCGTCATGGGCACCTTCCGCGCCACCCACCGGCGGTCAGCCCACACGCGACACGGCGACCAGAGGAAATCTTCCCAATACACGTAGTCGATGCAGATCTCCTGATGGGCGATCTGTTGCAGAGGGTTCCCCTCGTCGTCCAAGGGCGTCGTACCATCCTCCAGGGCTGGGGCATTCTCGGTCTCGGTCTCCAGCCGCACCCAGGCCGTCCCAAGGCCCGGAATGAGCCTGTCGGATACCGAATGGCGCATGACCTGATCGAAGTCGCACTCGGGTTCGGCCATGTCCTGCTGGATCGCCCGTTGCAGCATGATGCCGGCCACCCGCGCAACGTCGTCATCCATCTGGAAGAACTTCCGGCTGACATCGACAGTCGGGATGTTCGTGTACAGGGACGACTCCATGATCCCCGTGTTCGTCCAGAACAGGTTGAACCACTTCTGGGAAGTCTCGACGGCATCGCGCTCATCGAGGTAGCGCCGCACGACCTTGTTCGCCGACTGGTGCCAGCGGTCCAACTCCTTCTCGGCAGCGATGACCTCCGCTTGCCAGCGTTGTCGTTGCCCCTCCGGAGTTTCCTCCAGCTTCTTGAGGCTATCGACTGTGTTCGCGTTACTGCCGGTGCTTGGAGTACTCATTTGCGTTTCCTCAGGGCGGCGGACAGCATGGCGCTGCCCTTGTCGTGCTTGTTGAACTCGCGGGCAACTGTCCGGGGGACGCCGGCTTTCCGGGCGAAACGGGGGTCATGCGCGGCGGCGGCCATCAAACGGGCCTGCGCGGGAGATTTCGACGGCATCATACCCTCCTTGACTTGACAGGCAACGTGGTCCAGAGGTCGTCCAGCGTCGCACTAAAGAAACTGCCGCGCGGGTCGGCAGGGGGTGCCGGTTGTGGTTGTGGTGCAGCCGAAGCAAGACTGCCGAGACGGCGACCGATCAGACCCAGGGCATCAACTCCATCGTCCACCCCATCCCCCATCGCATTCGGAAAAGCCAGAAGCTCCTTGACCAGCCACGCATTCCACGGAGCACGCTTGAGAAACACTTTACCCCGCTTGAACAGTCCGCGCAAGGGAGCGGCACGGGTCTCTTTGTCCTGCCCCCGCATCGGCAGCGTTTTCCACGGCACCGTCGTCCGGGTCTCCCTGGCCCGACTGGAAAGGAGTTGGACATAGACGCGGGCCGCGTTGTCGTCGTCGATCAGGCTTTCGAGCGGGTTGTACGTTGTCACGAGGTCGAGATGGCGCTGCGCCGTGACCTCGATGGACGACCTGTCGCGCCACGCATCGACGAGGTAGATCGATGAGTTTTCATCCACCCCCGCGACAAGATGGACCGAGTAGTCACCCGAGTTGACACTGAGAGCGAGGTCCGTCAGGAGGTAGTGCCGGAGCCTGTCGGGAGCGGGCACGATGTCGACAAGCTTGATCTCGTCCGCCGACACCCAACTGCCGTCCTCGGAAGGGGGGCGCTGCTGGTACATGGTGCGCCAGATCAGGTCGTCCTTTTTCAAGTCCGCGACCATCGAGGGAGTGAACCACTCCGGCCAGAGCAGGTCGCCCGGAGAGCGCCCGAGCGGGTCGTTCTCTTCCGCCTCCATCGGCAGGTTGACGACCTTCAACCGCCGCGTCGGGTTCTCCTGGTGCTGCTGCATGACGAACCCGGCAATGTCGTTGGCCGACAAACGCTGGTTGATGATGATCCGCTTGCCGTTCGGCTTCATCCGGCTCTTCAGGTCCGAGTTGAACCAGTCCTGAAGCTTTTGCAGTTGCGTGATCGACTGCGCCTGTTCCCAGCCGGAAACCAGGTCGTCCGCGACGATGACGTCCGCACGGAAGCCGAGGATCGACATCCCCGCGCCGGCAGCGAGGCATTCGCCACCACAGGATGTCGCCCACCGGGTAACGGCGGTCGAGTCCTTGCTGAGGGTGCCTTCGGGGAACAATCGAGCGTGCGCCGGAGAGTTCAAGGTATCCCGAACTTTTCTGGACCACTTCTCAGCAAGGGATGCCGTATGGGACGTGATGATGAAGTTGTTGCGCGGAAACCGGCCCATGTACCACGCGGGGAATACGTGAGACGCATAGGTGCTCTTTGCGGACCCTGGCGGAGTCATGATGAGACAGTCGTCCCACTCGTCGGCAAGGATGCCGTTCTCGATGGTCGTGCAGATCAGCCGGTGATGCAGGGCCGGCACGACCTCAACGACATCGACGGCATAGTCCGCCATGTGGAGGGAGGCCCGTTCCCGGCGATCTATCTCATCAAGAATCCGGACGACATTGGGCGGCAGCAGCCATCGAGGCAGATCGAGGGGCGGGCTGGTCATCCCCCGAATCCATCGAGGGGGTTGTAGGGAGATTGGTCGAACATGTTTTCCGACGCGATCCCCAACTGTTCGAGGACCATGCGTTTCAAGTCCTCCGTCGTCATCGATTGGACATCGTGCCGAGTGGTCGTCGTCTGCTCGATCTTCGTCACGGGGCCATATCTCGAACGGTTCCAGACCTCCAGCAGCCACTGTCGGGTTTTGATGCGGAGCATTGACCGGTTGGTATCTTCGGGAGAAGGGGTTCCATCGGCATTCAGGCCGTCGCTGATTCGGATGAGTTCGTCTTCGACGGCTTCCGCACCAATAGCCTTGGCGACCGTGTAAGCCTGTTTACGCTTGGTGTCCCGATACACCCAGGCCCTGAACTGACTGGTGACAATGGGCGTGTGGTATTCCCTGCAAATGCGGTCGAGCGGCGCACCGTCCGCGATCTGTTCGAGGAAAGTTTCGAAGGCGATAGCGAACGTTTGTTCCTGAAGGTCGAATTTTGCCTTCCTTTCCTCGGGGGTAAGTTCAGGGGGAATAGGGATGTTGGTCATGTCGTTCATGGGTACAGAATATGGCGAGTGTGTCTGTCTGTCAAGGAAAGTGTTGTAGTGGTTTTTGAAAAATTTCCATAACAAAAAATGTTAAATGAATTTTGAAAAATTTCCATAACAAAAATGTTAAATGAATTTTGAAAAATCGGTGAGATTAGTGGGATGAGTGGGATAAATTTTCACAACAAAAAATGTTAAATGGATTTTGAAAAATCGGTGAGATTAGTGGGATGAATTTTTACAACAAAAAAATGTTAAATGGATTTTGAAAAATCGGTGAGATTAGTGGGATGAATTTTGAAAAATTTTTACAACAAAAAATGTTAAATGAATTTTGAAAAATCGGTGAGATTAGTGGGATGAGGGGGCGGCAATGGAGACACCCCTCATGCCTTCGACCCCAGGGGTGGGTCGCAGCCTTGGCTCGGACACGGTACCCAAGGCACGCCCCGACTGTGCCAGCAGCTCGACTGTTCGACTGTTCGACTGTGCCAACAGCCAACAGCCAACAGCTCGACTGTTCGACTGTGCCAACAGCCAACAGCTCGACTGTGCCAGCAGCTCGACTGTGACCAGCAAAATTTTTCTTTGTTTAACTTTCTTTGCTCGACTGTGACCAACAAAAACTTTTTCTTTGCTCGACTGTGACCAACAAAAACTTTTTCTTTGCTCGACCGTGTTCTACAAAATTTTTCTTTGCTCAACCGTGTTCTACAAAATTTTTCTTTGCTCGACCGTGTTCTGTTCAACTGCGTTCTGCAAATTTTTTCTTCTATCTAAGACTTTTCTTTACCAGATTATCCACATTAGATATTAAAGAAAAAAATTGAAGATTTGCAAAACTTTTTTAAGCCAAACGTGACATTGATTCATAAGGGTTTTTTTACCCAACATTCTTTTATATACAGTAGTTTTACTGTATATAAAAGAATGTTTTATACTCCAAACACATAAATTAAAAGAATGTTGTAACGTTTTCGCAACAATTAATTGAATGTATTGCATTTTTGCTAAAGATTTCTTTAATTTGCCAAAGAATCTTTGGTGAGCAAAACATTCTTTGGCAAATTAAAGAAATCTTTGGCGAAAATGCAAGGTAATGTTTTACGGTAAAGGATTATTGAACCGAACGTGACAAATGGCATGCGTCCGCGATGGGTAATCATAATTGACTTTAAAACTTTATTTTATTTGTTGCCGATTTATCATTCTCCCTTTGTATGTCCACCGTCAGATGTCACGTTCGGCATTAAAAAGTTTTACTTGACATTCTGCAAAACAATCTTTTAAACTTTCGACTGCAACACCAATCAATCTCACACAAGGAAAAATCATGGAAGCCCAAACAATGGTCGAAGTCGCGACAGGACTAATTCAAAACCACACTAAAAAGGAAATAGTCGTCACGGCACGGCAATTCGGGTGGAGAGGCGATGATGCGCGTGCCCCTATCCTCCAGCTTGCTCTTTTCGTCGCCGGCAAGATTGCTGCTTCTGGCGAAAAGAAGAGCGACTTGAAAAGCGAAGAAGCTCGGCAAGGTGAAGGCGAACAAAGCGAACAAGCCCAGCAAGGCGAAGAAGGCGAAAGCGAACAAGCCCAGCAAGGCAAACAAGCCCAGCAAGGCGAACAAGCCCAGCAAGGCGAACAAGCCCAGCAAGCCCAACAAGCTCAGCAAGGTGAAGGTGAAGGTGAAGGTGAAGGCGAAGGTGAAGGTGAAGGTGAAGGTGAAGAAGGCGAAGGTGAAGGTGAAGGTGAAGAAGGCGAAGGTGAAGAAGGCGAACAAGCCCAGCAAAGCGAACAAGCTCGGCAAAAGCCCCAAGAGGCGCAAAAGCCCTCGCCTGTACCCGATATGTCGGCAGCTTTCGAACAAGCTGCCCAAGGACAGAAAGAAGCCCCTGCCGATGATCTTCAAGAGAATGATGCACCGGAATCGAAAGATGATCTCGATTTCGAATGGCGCAACCTGCTGAAAGCGGCACAGATCAAAAACCCGCACAAGCTGTTGCGCAAAGTTTGGTTACTATCGGCCAAGGCAAAGCAAAACCTTTTGCTTGTGGGTCCCGCCGGTTCGGGTAAGACAACCATTGCCATGCAGCTTGCGCAACTGCTAGGAGTGCCGCAGTCGGGAATTTCCTGTTCTCAAGGTATGAGCGAGTCAAACCTGATCGGTTCCCGTTTGCCGGTCAAGGACAATGGTGCATGGGATTATGTCCCCTCGCCGATGGTCACTTGTCTTGAGCAACCGTCGGTATATTTGCTCGATGATATCGACCGTGCCGATGCTAACGTCCTTGTCATGCTGCATCAGTTGCTCGCTAACGGTTCGATCACTATCGCTCAAAAAATCGTCGATCCGACAATCTTCAAGCATCGGGATTGCTGCTTCATCGCCGGGGCCAATCGTATTGGTTCCATCGGCAGCGCAATCTACTCGGAATCCAATGACCTTGATGGTGCGACGCTCGATCGCTTTTACATGATCGAGGTCGGTTACGACACGAATTACATCAAGTCGAAATTCAAGTCAGACAAAGCTGCGCCAAAATCCTCCGCATGGCGTCCTGTTGCTCCAGCTACTGCTGAACAGATCGAACAGGCAGGCGAATGGTTCATGAAAGTGTATGTTAGCGTGATGCGCAACAAGATTGAACGGATCTTCGCCACACGTGCTGCCGACAAGCTGGTCGCTGCCATGCGTGTCGGTGTCCCGTTCGATGAAGCGAAAAATGATATCGTTCTCGACTGGTCGGAAGATGAACTTCAACGGGCCGGAGTTTGATCATGACAGCGCATATTCATTACTCTTCGATTGCCGCCTGCAAGGCCGATTTGACCCAACCGTGGAAGATTTCCAGCAACAAGGAAAGGGCGGAAAACTACATAACGAAAAATCACGGCGACTTTGGATGGTACGGTGTCCCGTCTCTCGATGATTTTCACAATGCGCTTGCCAACGGTCATGCCGAAGGACTAAAGGCAATCGAGAACATGCTAGAGCAAGTCAACGCAAAACTCCCTCGTGCAGTTGGCATCGGGCGCAAGATAGTCAGGGGCGACCAAGGTGACGAACTCGACATCGATGCCGTCAACCGGGGCGATGTTTCCCGCGCGTGGACAAGTCGTCGCCGTCTGATTAAGCGTGGAAGATCCGCTGTCAGGATTGTCTGCGACATTGCCGGCAATTCTACCGTCAGTGCCGAGAGTTTACGATGGCGTGGGGTGGCGGCAATGACACTTGCCGAGATAATGACCAAGGCGGGATACAAAACCGAGATCGTTGCCGGTTTTTTCGTAATGAAGTGTGCGAAAAATGTGCATGAGGTAATCACCACGATTACGGTCAAGGCGATAGGCACGCATCCTGACAAGGGCTTGTTGTCAACCGCACTATGCTTGTCGGGATTTTTCCGCACGTGGGGCTTCGTGTCGATCATTCGCCATGCCGACAATGCTGGAAAACAAATCAGTGATGGACTGGGACGTTCGGGCAAGTTGGCGAATGTTTTGCCACCTGACGAACGGTTCTCCCAAATCGTTGTCGATCATGATGTCAAGGACATGCAGTCCTGTATCGAATGGATTGTTTCCGCGGTAACCATGTTGCAATCCGTAAAAGGAACGAAATAATGGACGGGATATTCAACGATACTGAACGGGAACTGATCGACGCAGCGCGCATCATCCTTGCCGATGGCGTAACACGTCTAAAAAAGCGCGACGCGCTTTTCCCTACCAATCGCAACAGGGGACGTGCTGTCAGACAAGAATGCAGAGAAGCGAGGGAAGCATTGACCGATAAGCTCGTTGCCGACTATGGGTCGCTTCGCCATGAGATTGCTGTATGTGTCCTGATCGACGCCCAAGGAAGGTTGATCGATATTCGCGAATTCCCGCAAGGCAAGGCGAATCATTGCGAGATATCCGGTCGCATCCTCGCCGGATTCATTGTTGATACTGGGGCTTGCGCGGTCCTGTTGGCGCACAATCACCCTTCGGGTGATAACTCGCCCAGTCCCGAAGATGAGAAGGTCACTACGATGTACGTATCATGGTTAAGGGTCATGGATTGCGAATTGATCGACCACCTTATCTTGTCTGGTAATGGCGCATCTTCGATCATGGGGGACTGGTTATGAAAATTACATCTCAAAAACAGGTCCGCGCGGCATTTTGGCAAGCGGGATATCCGAACATATCGCGCAAAAAAATCCGGTATGGTACGAACGGCCTGATGATTCACGATACGAACACACGATGCGCCTTTGTTGACTTTGTCGATTCGCTTTCACGCGACAAGATCATCTCACCCGAACTTGCTTCGAAGGTAACACTGTGATTACCGTCAGGATCACATGCGACACGGGTTGTACATGGACAACGGATATCAACGCAAGCTATCGCGAGGCATTGAACTACTTTATGGGTCAAACGTTCGTTACTGAAACTGACGATGGCGAGGAAACACGCCATCGGGTTATCGACGTCGATTTGATTACCGTCTACTACTAAAGGGAAACGATCATGGATAACTTTACGGAACTGGTAACCCGCTATTGCACTCCGATATCATCCCATCTCACTCTCCAGCAGGAAATCGACAGCCTGATGGAACAGGTTGAGACCTTGACCAATGAACGGGACCGCGCCATCGCCGATTGCGAAGTTGCGGAAGCGAATCTCGAAAAAATCAGGGGGATTGTATGATGAAGATACACCCTGAAAATTTCGAACTGTACTGGGTTGCGACGATTATCGTTGCCAGTTCGATATTCGGCCTGTGGGGCTTCATTCTGGCAGGAGCGTTACCCTTTTTCTTGGTTACAGGACATCTCATGAAAGATTCGGTCATGGAGTTCCTGCAAATGATTCTTTGGCCAATACTGGTCGGCGCATGCTTCCTCATTGACCCTATTGTCAGCGTCATCGCATTTATGTTGTGGTGGGTTTTGACACAATCAAGGTAAACTTCCAAGCACCGTCGTGAGATTCGGCGCTTTTGCCCTCAAGGTATCCCCTTGAGGGCTTTTTTACGTCCCGATTCCGCTATCCCGGCTTGAATACAGCCTCATGGCGGGCTTTTCGGACCGTGGGTAAGGGGGATATGGCCTCACGACTTATCCACAGCTTAAAACGCTCCTATTCAAACCGGCACATATCCGATGGCGTCGGCGTTTCTGCCGGGACGGCCTCTTGATTGCAGGATGCTCGCCCTGATTTGTTCCACAGCTTGCTGTTTCGCCTGAATGACCTTGTGTCGATGGTCCTTGAATTGCTCTGCGAGGGCCGGATTGATGGTCCATACGGCAGACCGTGGGTAATCCATGAAAAGGGATACATATCCGGTAACAGTCAATTCATCCATGACGATTCGCAGTTCCTCGTTGACTTGCCATGCGGGGCGGCCATCGAACAGTCGGCGGCCCGACGCGCGGATTTCGGCCAGGGTAACAGTCGGACGTTCGCCGGCAAGCTGGATAATGTGCTCCACAACCCATTTGCCTGTTTCGTCTTTCAGCCCGACGATTTCCATGAATGCGTATTGCAGGGACGGCACCATAAAATTTTTTACGATGGTGACCGCCTGACGCATTGTGTCGGCGCTCAACTGTTTTTGATGCGGACTGTTGATGAGATGCAGCAGTAGCGCCAGACGAGCGCATGTGCCTTCGATTTTTCCCATCGCTGTCATGTAGATCGGTGACGCGCGAAGGATTGTGTCGTTCTTCCTGCATTCGAGATACCATTTGCTGAACAGCCGGAATTCGGCAAGCGCCTCGGGAGAACAGTCGTATGTCTGTTCTTGCAGCGCATAAACCTGCCGGATCATCGCCTCGTAAGCCGGTCCGAAGGACATGAATTCGGGTAGACCATGTTCCCAGATGGTCGTACAGTCGCCGTTCAGAACGACAGGTACGAATCGCTGAATGAGTCCGTCGGAGGACGCTGCCGACATCGCCGCCTTGAATACCTCGGGTTGACAGTTGCCGTACATGGCAAGCGCTAGATTCTCGGCTGTGATGCTGCCGCTGCCTACCCGGTCCATGACGTAGTAGGACGACTCGTAACCTTGTATCCAGCATCCCCTGTCGTCGCCACTGCTGCGCGGGTCGTTAATCTTCTTGAGCCAGTGATTCATTTCGTCCATAAATACAAGGAATCCGCGCGGACGGCCCGCTGCCATGTGAACGACCTTCTGCGACGTGGCATCGTTGATGATGAGTCGCAACGACTGTGGCTCGGGCGGCAGATCATCGACAGGCGGGGGGACTCCGTTGCCCATGCCGGCTTCGGGTGACGCCATCCACTCGCGATAAGCTTTCATCTGTGCCGCATACCGTGCTTCCAGACCTTTCCAGATGTGCATCTGGGCTTCCCACTGGGGATACGCTTCGATTTCCAACTGTCGAAGCGGCGCGAACATGGGCCGGCTTCCCGGTGACTTCTTGTCTGCCGGCGCTCCAACAGTCATAAGCCAAAGTAATGGAGGAACAGTCCAGGTATCAGTCAGTCTTAATCGGATTCGCTTGTCGGCTGCCGCACTGACCGCAGCCAGTCCGGCCATGAGCGGGACCACGGGATCGCAACCGACCTGTCGCGATACTTCCTCGGCACGGGACGCGAGAACAGTCGGCCATGCCAACAAGTTCGCAACAGGCGGCGGGTAAGCAATGTCCAGCCTGCCGATGACCTCCTTCGGGGTTGCGCCAACCGGACCGAACAGTCCCTTGATGTCGGGCGGAGGACGTTTCCATCCTGACTGTTGGGCATGGTGGAACAATGTCGCTGGGGTGATCCCCTGAGGGTTGTCCTTGAACGACCGCCACTGGACAAGCATGTCCTTGACGCGATATTTCGTCGCCGACTGTGCCGACCAGTCGTCCCATACGACGAACGCCTCGGGATGTCCGGTGGCGTGCAGCGCCATGCCGACCTCGATCCAGACATGACGGGAACAGTCGGGCGAGATCGCTTGCAGGGCACTGACTGTTTCCTCCCAGGTAGCGGGCGTGGTGTTGGGAGCCGAGGGGATATCCCGCTCCTTGTCTTTGTCGAGCAGGTGTTGCCACAGTTCGAACAGTTCGTGCGGTAACTGTGGGAGTCGCTGCCAGTTGCCGTTGCCGGCCCATCGGTAAGTGCTCCCGGAAGGATGTTTCGATGGCGGGAGCACGTCCTGCACAGTCATGCCGTTCATCGTACCGCAACGGAGTTCGAACGCTGTCTGCCCGTCGATGACGACCTTCTTGCTCGGGAGTGCCATGCCGAGCGGCATGGCATAGAGCAGTTTGCCGTGTCCAGGGTTGCCGGAGTCGATTTGCACGGCGTCGGGCGCAGCGAACAGTTGCACTAGATCGACTCCCCGATCTTTGAAGTAGGTGACCGCCTTGTCCCAGCCGTCGATGTCGAGTGCGCACGTTCCGCTGTAGGCATGGCACAGTCCAATGCCGTACCCTGGCGGCAACTGTGCATCAGGTGCGAGACAACCTTCCTTGGTGTTCCACCCTCGATGCGTCGGCCCTTTCGTTCCTATCGGGATGGGGACCAGTGCCCATCCCTGCTGTTGGTACATCTGATGCGAAGTTGGCAAGCCGACGACCTGCTGCGCGAGGGCGCTCATGGTGTGTTCTTTCGAGAGTGAGATTGCGGGATAGTCTCACGATACTACCAACTTCGTAGCACGAAATGCAAACACCGTTTGTTTATGGTTTGGGAGAGGATGTATAAAAAATACTAAATTGATGTTGTAAAACGATTTGTGTTCTACTTGCACTGCGTTGCAAATACCTGTAACGCCAGCAGTTCGCCAACGAGTTCGTCATTTAATGAAGTGCGAACCCGTTAAAAGTGTTACAATCGAATTACCTAATGTCTAACGGAGCGGAGTTCTCATGAAATCCCGACTAACTGCCTACATCGGTGTCCGGCTCACGAAAGAGAACCGTACCGCATTCATTCGCCGCGCCCGAAAAGAGTACAACGTCGGCGCATCGGAAGCCTTGCGCGAACTGGTCGTCGCGTTCGCCGAGGGTCGAGTCACAGTTGCCCCATCCCAACCCAAGGAGTTTTTGAAATGAGTATCGAAGCCAACCTCGCAAGTATTGCCCAATCGCTTGCTGCAATCGCCCTCATCATGAAGCAGGAACAGTGCGATCCCCCGACACCCCAGGCAGTGCCGACTGTGCCGACTTCTGCGGCTGTTCCCGTTCCGCCTCCCGCTGCGGCTGTTCCCATTCCGCCTCCCGCTCCCGCTGCGGCTGTTCCCGTTCCGCCTCCCGCTCCCGCTACGCCGGCCATTCCTGCGTTCGCCGTGCCGCTCGCTGCGCCGGCTGTTCCTGCCACCCCTGCCGCACCCTTCACCGACGCCAAGGGACTGATGGACTACATCATGACGAAGTATCGCGCGCTCGGGCCGGTCAAGGGCGCAATGATCCAGAATGTGTTGTCGGAGTTCGGCTGCAAGAACATCAACGAAGTGCAACCGGCGCAATATGGCGTGTTCTTCGCCAAGGTCGAAGCGATCCAGTCATGAGCGATCACGCTAGACTGTCGCCGTCTACTCGTCACCGCTGGGGCGCTTGTCCAGGCAGTGTCCGCATGGAGGCGCAATATTCACAGTCGGGTACGTCCTCCCCTGCGGCTGTCGATGGCACGCACACTCACACTCTGCTCGAAAAATGCCTGCTCATGAACGAGAAAGCTGCGTTTTTCGTCGGCATGGAACTGGAGGACCACGACGGCAAATTCACAGTCAATGCCGAGCGTGCGGAGCGGGTCGAATTTGCCATGACCTACATCCGCGAACGGGCAACGACGCTCGGTGCGACCATCAAGGCCGAGGAACGGGTCGATCCGAAATTTCTCTTGGGGCGTGACGACCTGAGCGGCACGGTCGACGTACAGTTGATTTCCCCCGATGTACTGGAGATCATCGACTACAAGGACGGCATGGGGGTTGTCGAAGCGGTTGACAATCCACAGCTAGAACAGTATGGATTCGGCACGTTAGCTCCGTTCTACACGGAAGGCAACAGGCCGACGTTCAAGACGATCCGCATGACGATCATCCAGCCGAAGCTACGCGAGAAGGGACTAGTGGGGATCACGTTTTTCGAGGTCACCCTCGAACAGTTCCTGCCGAAGTTTCAACTGTTGGTCGATCAGGCGAATGCGACCGACGCGCCCGATGCTCCGCTCGTTCCAGGTGAATCCCAATGCCGGTATTGCGCACACGGCGGCAACTGTTCGGCGAGGACGGCTGTGATGTTGGAGAAGGCGGGGATCAAGTTCGGTCCAACCGATGCGCCTCCGGTGCTCGAGCAGGTTGCCGTGAAATCCCCTCTCGATCTGACCGAGCGGCAGTTCCGCGAGATTGTCGAAGCGTTGCCGATGATCCGTACATGGCTCGATGGGGTCGAAGAAGCGGCGCTTGCCCGGATACAGTCCGGCAAGCCCATTCCCGGCCTCAAGGTGGTGCGCGGCAGGGGGTTGAGGTCGTGGGCCTTCACCGAGGAAGAAATCGCCACCAAGCTGTCGAAAATGGGCGTACCGAAGGGCGATATCTGGGAAACCAAGGTCGTGTCGCCAGCCAAAGCCGAGAAACTGAAGTGGGTCAAGCGCGACGGCACCCAAAAGCAATTGAGCGCCAAACAGCTTGAAGTCGTCAGGAACGAAATGGTGACGAAGGGCGAAGGAAAATTGACTGTTGTGTCTGCTGCGGACGAGCGACCCGCAGTAGAATTCAGTGACGCGGCGAAGATGTTCTCGCCCGTCGAGTCGCTTCCAAGTTGGCTAATTTCTTAATGAGGTAATTTCGCAAATGTCCGAGCCTATCTATCTGTCGAATGTTCGTCTGTCCTTCCCTAAACTGATCGAGGCATCTGCCTTTCAGGATACCGGCGCAAAGAAGTTCGGTGCCGACCTCCTGCTCAAACCGTCCGATACCGACTTCGCCCGCTTCATGAGCGACGTCGGCAAGATTGCGGTCGAGAAGTGGAAGGAAAATGCTCAAGCTGTACTGCATCTGGTACAGAACGAGCGCAAGTTGCGTTGTTTCGGCAACGGTGCTGAGAAGGTCGACAAAAAGACCTTCAAGCCCTATATCGGTTACGACGGCATGGTCTATATCTCGGCCAGCAGCAACGAGGATCGCCCGCCGCAAATCATCCGTCCTGACGGTACGCCCATCGACAACAGCAATACGATGGAGCGCACCACGTTCGCACGCAAGCTGTACGGCGGCTGTTATGTAAATGCGGCCATTCGTCCCTGGGCACAGGACAACCAGTTCGGGCGGGCAATCCGTTGCGAACTGATCGCCATCCAGTTCTTTGCCGATGGCGAAGCGTTTGGTGAAGGCGAACCCGATCTGTCGGGAATGTTCAAGCCGGTCCCGCAAGCGCCCGGTGCAGCTGCGCCAGCAGCGATGCCGGCTGTTCCGTTCCCGGCGTTCTTCGGCACGCCTACGCAGCAGTAATCCCCCTGGCGGGCAGCGACCTCACACGCTGAACAGTTGCCGTGAAAAGTCGGTCACGGAGCACCCGCCACCCGCACCCCCTTCTGGATGACAAATGAATATTGTCTATGATACCGAGGTATTCCCTAACTGTTTCATCCTCTGTGCAAAAGATGCGGACGCAGACGGGATAACCCATTACTTCGAAATAAGCCCATGGGTCGATCACACTCGGGACATCCACAAGTTCATCGAGTTCGCCAAGTCGCACGATGCGACGATGATCGGCTTCAACAACCTCGAATTCGATTACCCGATCCTCCACATGCTGCTCAAGATGGGCAAGACGACCCCACAGCAACTGTACGACAAGGCAATGGCAATCATCAATGCTGGTGACACCGAGAAGTTCTCCCACATGGTCTATCCGTCCGACCGCATGGTGCCGCAGATCGACCTTTACAAGATTCACCACTTCGACAACAAGGCACGAATGACCAGTCTCAAGGCAATCGAGTTCAACATGCGAATGAACAACATTTCCGACTTGCCGTTCGCGCCTGGAACAGTTCTCAATCAGGAGCAGATCAAGACGCTTCGAGCGTACTGTGAGCACGATGTCGAAGCAACTCGACTGTTTTACGAGAAGTCGAAAGAACAGATCGCTTTCCGGCAACAGTTATCCACAACCTATTCACAGT